GAGCTTTACTAAAAGAATTTTATAACATTGGACATACAGCTATTACAAATAACAAACAGTATTCTAAATTAAAACAAACAATTAAAAATTCTAAACAAGGTAAAGATGTAGATAAAATATTTTATGAACTATTAGATACTGCTTCTATTGGAGGTAAAGCTTCAAAAGGATTAGCTAAACGTAGAGCAGAAACATATAATAAATTTGCAACAGAAAAAATTACACATGTAAATCAATTAGAAAATGGAACACTTCAATATTTATCTGATGATAAAATTGTTTTTGAATATACACCTAGAGGTGGTAAACATTCTACTTCTAAAGTAGGTAAACTTACAATTTAACTATTGTAGTAGATTTCCCTTGCTTCTGTGCATATTTAATTGCATATTCAGTACCATTACTTTTAGTATCCCATATTGCTAGGACTCTATCAGCATTGTCTACTAGCTGTTTAGTTCTAATAAAGAAATGTCTAGAATCAAACTCTGTTTTGTTATCTAGTAAATGGTAAGGTAAGAACTTAACTACGTCTAGATTGTGTGCGTCTGCGTAGTGCTTAGTCAGCTCGTCTACTCCTTTGGCATCACCCATAAGGAGAGTATAGTTCTTATCTTTGTAGACTGAAAGGTACTTGTCTATTATGTCGAGTACCTTTGGGTCTCTAATACTTCTACTTCCAATCACTGCTATCTTCATTTAAACCACGCAATCTGTAATCTTATAATAAATAAATCAATAAGTAAATAGTTTACTTCGTTATCATCTACAATTTGTTCTGTAAATTCAAATCCTAATTGAACTCCCATAATAGGATATGCTGTAATTGCCATTAATCATGCTCCTGAACTTGATGTAAAACCTCAAAGCTACCATCAGGTTGTTCTATAAAAAAGTGTTCTTGTAAATCTTTAGGTAATACTATGTAGTCTTTGTATAGACAACTACTATTATATGTAGGATAGACTTGCCTTACATATCGTTCAGCTGAAAAACAATCTTGAAAAGTACCTATATAATTTGGAGTACTTCCTAAATATATAACTAATATGTAAGCTAACATAATTTAAATTCCTAATTTTAGTTTGTCTATTCCTACAACTAAATCCTTTCTGATACATCTATATCCATTGTATTCTTTTTTACCTCTGTAAAAAGTTTCATAGTATTCACTAGCTTCTTTACAACTACTAAAGGTAGCCTCATACTTTTCAGAAGGACCAAAGTCTCCTACTAAACTTAATATTAATACAAACTCAGCTATCATAGTATCTCACATGAACCACTACTACAAGCTAGTTCTTGTGCTCCTACTGTATTGTCTTCTTTCTCTACAAAAGTTTTCCAATCTAATTCTTTAGGATTGTATTTATATAACTCATCATAAGATTCTTTATTACAATCTTGATAAGGAGCTTGTGCATATGTATGGTCTGAATGAGGTAGGAAAGATACACCACTAATCTCATCAAAATGTTTCCATACCCATGCTCCTACCTCTACCCACTCGTCATCTTTAACTGATATGGTAACACTAGGTTTGTGTTCACACCAGTGACGTTGATATATTAACCAGTTTTCTAACTGTTCTATAGCTGTCTTATCATTACGGGTAATGGCACCCTTGGGTGCTTTCATTGCAAAGCTAAACACTGCTGTTTCATTAGGGTGAAACTGCTCATCTTCTACTCTGATACCACTATCTTTCATAAAATTATAGATAGGGTCTTTCTTATCCATACGGATAGTTCTTATGTAGTAGTCGTTATGACGAGCATGAATACCGCTAGCAGCATCAACGAGCTGAGAAACAGTGCCAGAAGGTTTAACACATGTAATACTTGCTGACGCTGGTATTCCAAGCGTTTCTGATATCTTTTCGTTAGTTTTACGAGCTTCATCTCTTAACCTTTCTAACATCTTTGGGTCTGGGTTTGATGTTAATTTGTTATCCATAATGCCAGTTAATGACACACCTAATAATCTTTCTTCTTCTGTATTCTTAACCCACTCTGCTGATAAGAATTGAAAGTTAGTAAGAGTAGACTGTATAGTACCTAGTATAGTAGCTAGTCTAACCTTACGTGCTAAATCTTTTTCTGTATCTTTCTCACGTACAACTACTTCAGTTAGATTACAGAATTGTTTATCACGTAAAATTATCTCACTACAAGGATTAGTTCCATAAGATAATGATGGGTCACGTCTACCCCACTTGTTAGCTTGTGCTTGTGCTGCTAATCTATTAAAGATACCACGCTCACCTGACTTAGACTTAACTAAAGATAGCCACTCTTCCATAAATACTTCTGCATCTGGGGCTTCTGTATAGGCTACAGAGTTATTAGCTAAGGCTCTATGAGGATGGTCATTCCACCATGCTCCCATCTTAGCTTCTCTCATACGTCTGTCTGTTAGATTAGATAGACTAATTAGTGCTGACCTACGGACACCACCTACTACAACTATCTGACCTATCATGCACATGATATCATGTACTTCTATACTGTTAAGCTTACGTCCTTTAGCTTCTTTAAATGTATCTGTTACAAATTGAAATAGTTTCTTAAGAGGGTCAGGACCAGAGGCTCTACCTCCAAAGGTTTTAAGTCTTGCGCCTGCTGGTCTGACTCTAGAAAAATTAAACTGAGGTATATCCCCTTCATATAAAGAAGATATTAGTTTCTTAAATGCTTTTGCCCAGCCTAGTTTGCTGTCTTCTACAACAATAACATCATCACATTCTTTTATATCTTTTGGAATCTCTGGTAGTTTATTAGTGTCTTGTCTTTCACATGAAAAACCTACACCAGTTCCATTCATAAGAATGTAGAGTGCCTCACTAAAGGCTCGCTTATTGTTGATAGCAAGGTAACTACAATTATAAGCTGCAATGTTATCCCGTTCACAGGCTTCTCCTGCTGTCATTAATAATCTCATTGACGGCATTACTTCTAGATTAAGTACTGCTTCTTTAATCTCTGGTAGTTCTTTACTTAAATCTGGAGCTTTTTCTTTTAAGTAATTAACTAATCTATCTACAGTTTCTTGCCATGTTTCTCGTCTATGTTGCTCTGGTAAGTATCTTGCGTATCTACTTTGATGAATTACTTCTTGGTAAATACTAGGTAATGTTGTCGTCATATATATCAAATTCCTTTTTATTATCGTTAACTAATTCTTCAAGCTCATCTATCTTGTCTTCTATCTTGTCTTGAAAATGATAGACAATATCTTCACTTGAGATATCTAATATTTCTAGGAGTGTAACTTCGTCTATCTCCTTTAAATTTTCACAAAGTTCTTTGAATGTCACTGCCATTACTTACTTCCTTTCCACAGCTTTGGCACAGAACATTACTTCTTTGTGTTTGTTTCATACCACAATGCTGACATGTTTTACTAAATATTTTGTCATAGTTATCTTCATACTCTTTAGTGTTAGCCTTAGAGTTAAACTTTGCCTTTTCAAATTTCGTCATTGGTTTAATTCTTTTAGTAATTCTAAGTAATGAATAGCTTTATTAATATCTTCAAGTCCATTTTTATTTTGCCATCTACATACATATTTAATAACGTTACCTTCAATGTATCCTATGTTATTAGCATGTATAAACTCTACTGGTTGTATTTTAAAGTCTTTATAATGACTACCATTTACTTGTTTTTTTGTAGCTTGTACCATTATTATATCACACCTTTCGTCTTTTGTCAAGACTATATTGTTCTTTTAAGTACCTTAATGATACAGCCATCTCATCAAAGCTTCCATCTTTAACTTCATGTAACACATAGATACCTCTCCAGTGTTCATTTGTTTGATAGTTAAGATAAGATTCATCATGAAGATAACAACTACCAGCTATGATTGCTGTCATTTCTGAGCCATCTGCTCTTCTTCCATAGGCAATCTGTCTACCTTGTTGGTGTCCTGCGAAACATGACATATGTTTCTTTGTAAGCAAAGCATTTGCTGATGTGATTGGTCTTCCCATGACTCCAGAAGCAAAGTAATGTGAGTAAGCAATACCATTAATAGGAACACCACTAAGAAATGGATGTACTTCCCAACCGTATTCAACATAATTTAAATCTCCTATGCTCATTAGTT